GGGTGGACTAACCCACATAGAACGTAGAACTCATAGACGGACAGAACGAAACGCTACAGAAGCCCTTACAAGTAACCGTTAGGTGACAAAACAGAATGTAACCGCTAAGTTACTTCTTCTCGTTCTCTTTTACCTTCTGAATGGCATCATTAGAAGCCTTAGCGACATCTTCCTTAGTGACAGTGCCAGTAGTAGCAATGGCATAGCCTACAGCCCCGATAACACCAATCATCAAAGTTCCCCAAGCAATAACTACACCATCAAGCCAGTTCCCTGTCAAAGCTGCGCCCACACCAGCCGAGCCACCAAGAATAAACAAGAAAATGCCGAAGCCACGCCAAGCCAAAAAACCTAGAACGTCAACGATTTGCTTTACCCAAGAAAACATTACTTAGCCTTATTAGCAAGAATGTGCTTCAAAGGGTCAACTAGATCTTCGTAAGCAGACAAATGAATCTCAGGGTTACTGTAAGCCTTGTTAGCTTTACCGATACTCATGTGTAGGTGTGCGCCAGTCGAAGCCGAACCTGACTTGTATTTGCCACCGCCAACCTTACCCAAAATAGTCTCGCCACCAACAACCTTGTCACCCTTTTTCAGATCAGACTGCTTCGCCAAGTGAGCATACAAAACCCACATGCCATCCTTAGTTGAATGAACTAAGAACCAACCCAACACGTCAGACCACTCACTCAAAAAAACTGTTCCATCAGTAATCGCCTTAATCGGGCTAAGTTCCTTTGGACTCCAGTCCTGACCCCTATGCGGTCTGCCATTACGGTAAGGCGCAAGATTGCCAAACTCATCATTACGAGTACTAGCAGGAAACGGCTCAAAATATACAGCAGACATAATTACTCCTTCGGGTTGCGTAAGCGAAACGTGACAATCCACACCGCTAATACAACAAGAATACACCAGCCAACAACACTCTTCGCAGAGCCTTCCAACACAATCCAAGCAACAAACATTCCCAACACAGTCCAAATCTGTGCAACAATGTCATTCAAAAAATTTCTCATACTATTCTCCTTATAGGTGATGGTGCTGAAACAGTCAGCCCAACTGCCGTAGTCGCTATCTGTGTCACAATCACTGCCGACACAACAGATTTCTCTGCCACAGCTCTAACCTTCGGGGACATGTCCGCACCAAAGTTACCGAGAGCGTTCAAAGCATTAGTCAAACCCACAACCGTTGCACCCAACACAGGCACAGCAGCTAACTCTTCCGAAATCACAATGTCATCTGCCTGAGCAACAATCATAAGTTGTTCCAAAGCCTGAAGATACTCTTCCGAGCCTTCAACAGCCGTCTCAAAGGTCTGCAAAGCATCTTCCAACAGCAATGCTACGTCAGCATCAGAAAGGCTCTGTGGGTCAATGTCAGCCAAATCTAAGTCAGTCACAGACGGCTCAACAACAGGAACTTCCACCACAGGCTCTTCCACCACAGGTAGCTTCACAGGCTCAACAGGTGGCTTGACAGGTTCAGGCTCAACAACAGGTGGCTCAGGGTCAACAGGGTCAACGGGTGGGTCAACGGGTGGGTCAACAGGTGGATCTACAGGGTCAACAGGTGGCTCAACTCTCACACCATCATAAGAAAACACAGACCCAGGCACAGGAGACATCACCCCATCAACATCCCAAGACAACCTATTACAAGCACCGCCACCAAACTCATAAAACCAAGCATCAACCCTATACTTCTGCCCAGTCACCAAAGGCACGACAGCCGAACCCCCATCACAACCCTTCACAAACCAGTCATCAATAATCCACATGCCATCCAAAGCAAAATAGAAACCATCATCAGCCCAAGACCTGAAAACAACATTCCCAGACTTAGGGGCAGTCAAAAAGCCCGAATAATGAACAACAACATGGTCAGACTGGCAACCAGCTACAACGCCATCACCCCAATTAGCATCAATGTTAGATACAGAAGTCCACACGTCAGCAGACACACAAGGATAATGGGCTTGTCGCTCAGGCAACACCCTAGGGTCGTATGTATAAACACTTACACCTAAACCCTGTAAGGGTTCTGCCTGTGCCGTAGGTGTAAAGGTCAGAATCGGTGCAAATGCCAAAAACAAAACAACTAAAAGTTTTGTCAACTTTGGCATAACGCCTTCCTATTGAATTAGTTTAACTAACACTCCAACGATTGATGAAGTAATAACAGCAGATAAAACACCTGTAACCCAAGCAGACTGCCAGCGAGCCTTCTCCAACTCACGAATACGAGCTTCATGGTCAATAACAAGATCGGAGTGAATAGTGACATCCTTTTTGATTACAGCAATGTCTGTTTTAATTATGGACATGTCATCAACAATTCTTTGTAAAAGTTCACTATTGTTAGGGCGTTTTACTTCAGTCATTAGCCAGCAGCCGTTCCAGAAGTCATCTGCACAGCAGTCCAATAAATAGTTTCTGAAGCACCCGTACCAGCAGACACATTTCTTACAGTAATGTTTGCTGTACCAGATGTAATGTCATTAGCGAAAGCTATATACCTGTTGTTACTAGCCCAAGCCTGGACAATAGGCGCAACATTGAAACGGCTTGCAGGAAAAGTTACGGCAACTGAAATAGCACCATCAGGAGCTAAAGTACCTGTCGTTGAGTTAGCAGTTCCAGCAGCATAAGCGTAAGGCAACTTAGAAAAGTTACCGTTCAAAGCAGAAGCACTCAGCACCTGCCCAGCAGTAAAAACAGTTGTAGCACTCATCTATTTCTCCTTAAAAACTCAAAGCGTATGTGTCCAGTTTACCGAACTCAACATCATCCAAAACAAGAAATGGATTACGCAAACTCTCAAAATAATACTTTACCTGATGATTGTCAAGCTCAATTACATGATCAATACCAATAACTTTGACATACTTTTCAACAGCAGCACCACCACCGCTAGGCGTAAACTTTACTTTCATAAAACCATTTATACGAGCAAAAGCAAGAAGACCATCTTGTTGCGCATCAGTAAGAGCAATAAACGGCACAACCACAGAATTTATACGATACTCAGGTGTTGAATACTTAGTGATTAAAAGACCGCCCAAATTTGCCAACCTTGAATTATTACTATAGAAAATGTTTTCTACATCTAATTGAGCCTTACTGTAAAGAGCCTGAGATGCAGCATCAGTAGCAATAGCAGTTCCACTTGCAGCACCCAAAACTTGTATTTCGTTATACAAAAGTTCTGAAGAATAACCTATTTCAATGTTGCTGTACTGGTAGGCATTAGCCGTACCATCATCAGTAAACAACCTATTAGCATCATTTACGGTGTTAGTTGCACTTGTAGCGTTATCTTCAAAAAACAAAGCACCTGTAGTGTCATAGAAAAAAGCACCTTGTTCACTTACAGCGACATTATTTAGATACTCTAAAACATTTTGACCGGCACAATTAGTATCTGCATCAAGCATTTGCGTACCAGCATCAATAGAAGCACCAGCAGAAGGAACAATATCGTCATAAAGAACATTTAAGTCAGTTAAAATACGATTGATTCTAGCCCCACTTAATTCAGCAGGAAAACTCGAACTCTTTATAAATTGTCTAACAAACAAAGCCGTAGCTTCAGAAGCACCAAAAGAAGCCGTAGCCTGACCATCAACCGTATAATCAAAAGCCCAATCATCAATGTAACCAACAAAAATAAACCTGCTAGTAGGAACACCTGCACGCTCAAAAGTAATGTAAACCTTAGACGCTTTCGGTATAACAGCCCCATAAAAAGCAGAGCTAGTATTTAGTGGGTCAAACTCACGATTAAAATTAGTCAAATTAATCTGTGCAGTACCAGGTTGAAATCTATCTAGCAACCTATTTTTACCGACACTTGTAGAAACAGAAGTAACGTTGCTTGTCACATCCCAACTGTTACTGTCATCATTTAAAACAATAACAATTTTGGCTTTATTTAGACCCATTACTTAAGTTTCCCCTTTTTACGTTCATACTCCTGAATAGCTGCAATCAAAGCATCATTAATAGCACCAACACTAGCCCCAGGAGCAACATTAATAGCAATCTTGTATTCAGTAGCTTTAGTGAGATATGTTTGAAACTCTTGCTGTTTTTTCTGATTAGATTCAGCCCAATCTTTAAACTCACCAAAAGTACCATTACCCTTGCCTTCATAGGGATTCTTCAAACCAGTAAAAGGATTCGCTACATCTTTACCAAGCATAAGCTTTAAGTCTTTTGGGTATAAAGAAGTAGATAATGCCTTTTTTGTTCCCACAAAAGTTCCTGCACCAGACGAATACCCCTTTGGGATAATTTCTGTTACTTTAGGTGTTTCCTTACTATTTAGGCCATTATCAAAAGCACCAGCAAAATCTTTACCCATCTGCTCTGCAACATCATTAAGTCTTTGAGCCTGAGCTGCCAACCCATCAATAAGACCATTACCAATCTCAGAACCAGTATCCTGCATAACCTTGGCAGTCTTAAAACCAATGTTGCCAGCAATCTTTTTAATGCCAGTAAAAGTATTATTTAGGCTCTTAATACCTTCAGTACCAGATTCCAAAATTGCTTTAGCAGTAGCCCCACCAGCTTCAACCCCAGCACTAGAGATTTGCGCAATCAATTCAGGATCTAGCTTGGCTGTAATTAATTTATTTAGATCTTGGTAAAAACCTTTTATACCACTTAGTTTGTCTTTGAAAGCAGAAACAATGTCACCAGAAGATTTAGTTGCAGAAGAAACAACAGTTTTAAACTTGCCGTCAATGTAAGTGATACTTTGCACAATTTCTTTATTGTTTGCATCAAGCAAACCTGTAATGTTCATGCTGTCAATAAAAGACCTTTGAATACCAAGAGCGTTATCTAAGAAATCTTTTATCTTCTCAGAAGCCTTAGTAGCTTTGTCACCAGCTTTCTCAATAGCCTTACCAGCACCATCAACAGGATTAGAGTCAATCTTCTTAGAAAACTGGTCAGTCATTAATTGAGCAGAATCAGAAGTAAACATAATCTTGTCATTTACAGCACTCATCTGACTGTTCAAAGATTCTAAACCAGAGTTCATGCTCTTAAAAGCATCACCAACATAAGGAATCTTAGAAAGTAAATCAAAGAACGCCATAATACCTTGAATCAATAATGTCATAGCAATATTTATGCCTGTGACAATAGGTAGCAGTATTGCGCCTAAAACATTTGCAAGCAAAGTAATCACAGGAATCAAAGGCTTGATAACTGCAATAAGCAATCTCATAATTCCAACTAAAGGATTTAGCAAAGGAGTAATCAACTCCATCAACACCTTTTGAATAGGAGCAATAGCTTCAAACAAAATCAAAAATACTTCACCCAAAGTAACAAGCAACGGAGCTAAACGCTCAATAGACTTACCTATGCCAGCAAAAATAGGTGCAAGAACCTTACCCAAAATCTCTACAATAGGCACAAAAGAAGCCAACAAAGTAGCCAACGGCCCAGTCATAGAAGCACCCAAAGAAGCCTTCAAGTTATCGAAAGAAGCCTTCAGCTGTGTTTGAGCAACAAACAAACTGCCGGACTGCTCGGCATAAGCGCCCTGGGCATCTTTAGAACGAGAATACAAAATGTCCAAACGAGCCTGAGCCTGAGCATTACGCAAAGTAGCACCAGTCAACTTATTCTGACCACGAGCAGCCAACACAGCATTAACTTCGGACTGCTTCATAGCAACACCGAACTTCTCTATCGGGTCATACTCACCACGAAACAAAGCCGTCATACCAGTCAACGCTTCAGACACGTCATAGCCATAAGTAGCCGCAAGGTCAGAAGCCAAACCAACAAGGTTTTTAGTTTCTCCGGCAACAGTACTCATCTCGAAGCCAGACTGTTTCAAAACAGAACCTAAGAAAGTAGAAGCCCTAGAAGCTTCAACCTGGCTCAAACCAATAGCAGAAGCATCCGCAGCAAACTTCTCCATCTCAGGAGACAAACCACCAAAGACGTTACTCAAACCAACCATGTTACGCTCAAGATCACGAGCTTCAGTAACAGATTGCTGTACAAATTCACCTATCTTTACAGCTGCAAAAGAAGCAGCCGCAGCAACAGCCGCACCCCTAAGATTCTTTACAACCCCACCAAGAGCAGCCATACCACTCTTAGCTTCACGAATACCCTTAGCATCAAAAATAGAAACTAAAGGAATAAAAATAGAGCCAGCCATTAAGACACCATCCTTCTGTTAATGACAGTAAAAGCCTTAGCCAAAACAGTTTTAGTTTCGGCCTTAGCCTTCGGCAAAGCCTTATTAGCTCCTGGCCATGCAAAACGAGAAGGCTTACCACCCAAAGCACGAATCATTGCACGACCCTGACCATTAATTCTGTGCCTTCTCTTACCTGTCTTGCTCCGGCTATAGTCATATTCCCTAGTCCTAGGGTACTTATCAATGTACTTACCAGACGAACCAGCCATGTCAGCTAAAACAACAGCAGCATTATTTACTCTCAAACGAGCAACAGAAAAAGCGCCAGTCCCAAACCGTTTCATAGTACGAGAAGCCTTAGAAACAGCTGGGGTTTCAATAAAAACAGATCTAACAGGTCTGCTCTTATTCTGGTAGTTAGCACCCCAAGTCACACGACCAGGCATTACGACAGGATAAAAACCCGACCTATTTCTTTGTGGATTCTTATGGTGAATACCGCTAGTAGGTGGCGCAACAGGAATACCAGTTTTTACAGCAGTTTGTACAGGCTTAGCAATTCTCTTGTAATCCTTTTGCAAACCTTTGACAAGGGTAGGTTGGATACGATTTAACTCACGAATCAGATCGTTATAATCGGTTAGATACAGCCCAGTCCGCTGACCTTTAGTTACATAACTAACTTCACGAGCCACAAAACACCACCAATCACATCTATTCTATCAACGAGATTGTTGCTGGCTACGCCAAATCATGTACCTACCTATAGTCCACAACATGCGATCATCACATTCCATCAAAGCAGTTGGGCTAATACCAGTTTCCACTGCTAAAGAAGCAATGTACCAATGGGCTGAACTATCGCCCAACCCAACTATTTTGGGTCGTTTTCACTAGCCTTAATAGAAGCCACATCATCAACCCACACATCAAATTCTTTTGTAGTGGACTTAGTGCGAGACTCTGCAAGATAAGCGAGATAAAGTAGGTGAGTTAGCTTGACGTTAGATTCAAGCACAGCAACTGACAGGTCAAATTTAGATTCAAACTTAACCATGTCAGAAGCCGAGCAAGTAATCTCTTTTTCGTCACCAGAAACAAATTCAATGCGTAGGTTGATTTTCAATTTTTTCCTTAGTTATTAGGCTGTTGCACGAGTTACAGTACCCGATGTCGGGAATGTAACAGATAGTGTGGCTATATCCCCGACTGATGCCGAGAATGGCTGATACTGTGAAACAAGGCATAATGCAGTGTATGAAGGGTTGGTTGCTGAAACTGCACTGCTTGTCGGTGTAATTACTACAGTAGCGTATGAACCTGCTTGGAAGAGTGGCTGCAGAAGAGCATCTACAGAACCAGCTGCAAAGTCCTGGAAGAAGTTTAGAGTCACAGACCCAGACTTCAAACCTGCAATACGGGTTCTGAAACCGCTACCAAAAGCTGTGGTTTCAATTTCATCTGCTGAAAGATCAAGGCTTACGCTCTGAAGAACATTAGACAATGCGCTTCCGTTAACCGTAATCTTGTGGTCTGTTGCTACATAAACTGCCATTTAATGTCTCCTAGTTTGCTTGAACAGCACAGTCAAACTCTGCTGTCAGATATGTGTTTTCGCCAATAGTTACTGAGCCGTAGTTTCTCATATCAGATACTATCAAATCAAAACAACGACCTGATAGTGTCCTATCTGATTCTATCGCACTTTTTATACTAAACGCCCCAGTAGGCGCACAGTAGGCATCAAGGTTTTGTTGAGCAGAGCGCTCAGAAACTCTGCCAACAAAAACTGAAATAGTAAAAGTGTAAGTATTAAAGCCATTTTTAAAAGCTTTGTGGTATTCAATTCCTTGTGGACTAATAATAGCCATAGGGGGGTTCGGATTATCTGGTGTAAAGGCAGTAACTCTTAGCCCAACAATAGTTGAAAGATTTTCTACTAAACCATCACGAAGATCTGTAAGACCAGCCACTAGCCTTGATTCCTAATCTTCCGATACGAGTTCAACAACATAGCAACATCAGGATCTATGCGGCTAGAAACCCTAAAATAGCCTGTGTCTGGGCTAGAAATAACACCAAGCGGAGAATCAAGACGTTTAAAAATACGCATAGCTTGGATGATAGTTGCTTGCTTTACAGCAGTCGGCACAGCTGCCCAACCCCACACACCAGTAACCTGGACTGTCGCAACTTCTTCCTGACCATAACGACCTTCAAAACGGTAGCGAGTATTACCGTCAGGGAACTCATAAGTTCCCACAGCACGAATACGAGTTATAGGCCAACCAGCCAAACCATCAGCCATGCTATTTAGTGGCTCTAACTGGTAGTCAACTTCAGACCAAACCTGATCAAAAGTCTTGTTCAACAAAGTAGAAACAGCGACAGATGAAATAGAAACAGCATCATCAATAGCAACCATGTCATTGTGGTTAGGCACAAACACCCTAGTAGCCGTACCAGCGTTATAGAAATAGCGCATAGTGTATTCATCCACCATACGAGAAGCAGACTCCAAAGCCAGCTCCAGCAGTGAATCATCTACGCCATCTTGAATCCTTAGCGCAGTTTTCAAGTCGTTTAGGCTCGCATAGCCGTTGACAACAGGCATGTTTACTCCTTGTCTTTACTATTAGTTTATCTTAGTGACCTGAATAAGCACATCATCACTTCTGCCCTTGACAGAAGTAAAATCATAGATTTTAGGGTTTATTCCCGTAAAGTTATAGATTCTTTGAGCCAAAGTATTAGCAACATCAACGCTAACAACATCTTCAATAAAATACTTGCCACCGACATTTAAATAGTCCCACAAGTTATACAAAGCAGTTATTTGAGCTTCAACAGCGTGAGAACCATCATCAATAATGTAGTCAAACTTACCTGTAACTAATTCCTTTATTTGGCTTTGCACAGTCGCATCACAAAGCAAAACTTCAAAAGTATCATCCTGCCACAGCAACCTAGACAAATCAATGTCCAAACCGACAATCCGAGAATCAGGTAAATAGTCAGCCCACATCTTTAGCGAATGACCAGCCCAAACACCAATCTCCAACAAAGACTTGTTTTTAGCTGCAGGAATGTTTTGACCATAAATTTCTATGTAACTGTGAGCCGTACCTTTATCGCCACCACAATCAGGCATTTGATAAGGCTCATAGGCTTCCTGTAAAGTTTTCAAATGAGTTTCTGAGTCCACGTCTTAGGGGTCAAATCAGACTGAATCTCAATCGGAAGATGATACTCAAACTCTTTCACTCTAGGTCTAATCCAATCCACCAAATCACGCAAACCATCCTGCAAAGAAACAGTAGTCTCATAATTCAACAACTCACGAGCCTTATCAGAGCTACACAATGCCACAGCCACTTCCTGCGGCCTACCAAGCACAAAAGTAGGCTCTAACTCAAAACCAATAATCTCTGCAAGTCTCTCAGCCAGGTTCAAAATAGTTATAGGTGACTCATCAGGGCCAATGTTGATTACCTGACCCACAGCTTCATCAGACTCACACGCCACCAAAATAGGTGCAATAACATCTTCAATGAAACTAAAGCACCGTTGCTGACTACCATCACCATAAATAATTGGCTGCTTACCCTGCAACATCCTGTTAGCCATAATGCTTGCAACATTCCTAAACGGGTCATCAAACTTCTGTCTAGCACCAACAATGTTATGTGGCACAAGCACAACTAAATCAACACCATGAACCTTAGCCATGTTTTCAAGCAAACGCTCTGCCGACAACTTAGCAATACCATACGGATCTTGTGGCTTAGGAGTCAAAGTCTCATCAAACACATTGCCACCGTTATCCCCGTAACGTGCCATAGATGACATGTAAATAAACTTAGGGACACCAGCCTTAATGCTTGCAGTCATAGCGTTCACACTTATCTGCACAGTATTCCTGACAACAAGGCTAGGGCTAAAAACACTCAAACCTTCATAAGCAGTACACGCAGCATGAATCACAAGGTCAGCACCAGTAAAAATAGGGGTAATGGCCTGTAAATCATCCAAGTCAACTTTATAGAGATGCACACCTTCAGGCACATTCTCTAAACTGCCACCAAGCAGATTATCTATGCCACGAACCTTCCAGCCCTTAGCCAAATAAGCATCAGCAAGATGTGAACCAAGAAACCCTGCGACACCCGTAATAACAACTAATCCCAAGAATTTACTCTCCTTCTAATCAAACTCCATCTACCTTCATCAAACCTGCCATCAACCTGTTTCTGATTGAAATACGAGCTATTATCGGCAAAAGTAACATTGTTTCTGTCAGTAAACTTAGAGCTACTCTTTATTGTGGAACTATTGTCATGCCCTAAAGCAAGTGGCAATCTATCTATACGCAACCCAGCATTAGTTACCCTACGCTCATAGTCGTTATCTTCAAAATAGATAGGATGTAAAGCTTCATCAAATAAACCGATCTGTTCGACAATCTTCTGACCGACAGCAAAAGTTTGCCAGTACGGAAAAGACTCTGCCAAAGTAACAGCATCATCTTTAGCGGTCTCCAACAAAGTCAAAGCACCAGGTTGAAACCAAGTATCTGCCGAAGTAATAAACCAGCGTGACTCAAACGGCAACATCTTGATACCTAAGTTCCATGAAGAAGCCACACCAAGATTAGTAGGCAACTCTAACCAATGAACATTTACTAAAGGATTCTCACAATAAAAATCATCTTGTATTACACCAGAGTTGTTGATGACATAAACTGTTGCTTCAACGTCAATGCTCTCTACCATACGCTTTAGCAAATCAAACCTGTTCAAAACAGGAACAATTAGTTTCACGCAAGTAACTTCTTCAGCAACGGAATCCAATGATTCTCCCACACAGTCTCAACATCAAACTGCTTCACAAAATCTATGCTCGCCTGTGACCTAGTGCCACGAACCTTATACGATTCTTCCAAAGCGTTCACAATACTAGGAATACTAGGAACTCTCCACCAAGCGTTCTGGGCTGCATCCCAAGAAGGCTGACCATCAACAAGCCAACAATCTTCCGAAACAAGGTCAGGGGTAGCTGCCCAGTTAGAGCCAATCACTCTTGTCCCACAGGCTTGTGCTTCAATAGTTGGAACTCCAAAACCTTCACCATACGAAGGGGCAAGCATCACATCCATAGTCGTATAGAAAGCAGCTAACGTCTCAGTGCTAATACCATACTTGTAGTCAGCCATGTTAGGGAAAATAATCTGCTCAGGTTTGATACCAAGAGACTCACACAACACAAACAGATTCCAGCCACCAGCACCACCAAACGGGTCTGTATGCAAATAAAGTTTTGCATCAGGCTTATCCTTAGCGAAAATACTGAAAGCCATAATGTTCTCGGCAAAGGCTTTACGGTGCAACAACCCGCCAGCCTTATTAGCTGCGTTCATGCCAACAACAAAATCATTTTTATCTAAATTCATCCACTTACGAGTGTCAACACCAGCAACTTTATAAGTAGGTTTCACCACAGAAGTATCAACAGCATGCGGAACATATTCACACTCCAAACCATTCTCCTGCATCTGACGAACACCATGCGGACTCATAGCAATAGGAACAACATTAGGTTTCTTCAACCAATCAAACACATCAGGTGGCATAGTTGCATGATCTAACGGAGTCCAAGAAGCAATCTTCGGCAAATTATCCCAAGCCTTACCCCGAAAAACCCACACGTCATAAAGCGTAATCAACAAGTCCTTCAACTTATCTTTTCTACCATTGTTTACAATGTTGGTGTGATGAACGTGATTCATAGGAGTCACATCATTGCTATAGTTTTCAAAACCACGAGCATAATGCGGTATAACACCAGCAGGAGTATTTAGCGTACTGTTACTGCCTTCTAACCCATAGTTACTCAAAGCAGCAACATCAATGCCGTCACGTTTCAAACGCTCAACAAGAAGCCCAGCCTGAATACCATAACCAGTAGGAACATACGGACTATTAGAAGCAATCGAAACAATACCCTTTAACTTTGACATAGGATTTCCTTTTTCTCGTAGGTAACAATAGAATAGCATAAGAAAACCCCCCTAGTGCCTACGCACACTAAGGGGGCTTTCAGTTTAAATCAGGGGTTAGGCTGTGCCACCCCTGAAGGCCTGAACGTGACCTGCATGTGCCAAACCACCATCAACACGCATCTTCACTCTGAAAGTCGTGATGTCAGTGTTGAACGCATAGTCAGTTGACTGTGCAATGTCAAGTCCACCAGCAATACGAACCTTGTATGAAGGCAAGTGACCGAATAGAACAGACTTAGCATTTACAGCAATAGCAGCTACAGCAGGGTTTTCGTAAACAGGGTAGCCCAAGATAGTATCAGGCGCACCTTGCTGACCAGGAACAAAGACATAGTTACCAGCACCATCTTTCAACTTACGAACAACACCAAGTGATGAAGTTCTCATGTGGAAACCAACACCAGGAAGCTGACGAGCAGCACCATCAATACCGTAAACAAGGTCAATCAGGTTATCGAAAGTGAACGCACCTGATGCACCTGTTCCACCAGTAACCGCAGTGGCCGCAGCAACAGCCAGACCGCTAGGCTGGTTTCCACCAGTACCATTAGTCAACGCATCATTAACTCGGAAACCAATTTCGTTACCAGCCTGTTCTGCAATCAATGATGTTAGGTCGAATCCAGCATCAGCGATCAGTTCATTCGCCACAGGCACAAGGAAGCTGTACTTGTATGCTTGTAGAACTAGAGAGCTAAATACTGGGTCGCTTGCACCAATAGCCGAAGTCGCAGTAGCGATAGCAGCAGTTGAACGAGCAGTTAAAGTAGGTAGAGTTAGTTGCTCACCAGAAGTAGTGTTGAAGATCTGGGAAGTCTGCAACATAGGGCCAACAAGTCTAGCAACCTGGAAAACCTGGTTGTAGAAAGACTCTGGAACTGTGTTAGCTGAACCAACTAGAGTACGCTTTTCAGCACCGAACTCGTAACCCTTGCGCTCGCCCAAAGCAATTGAACGAAGGATGTCAGAGTCATTTGTTGTAGCGGTCTCTGATGGACGGAAAGAATTAGCCGCTTCAGCAGCTCTCTCTTCACGCTCTGCGGATGCTTTGATTGAGTCAATGAGCTTTGCTCTTTCGTCAATGTCAGCCATAATGCGCTCGTAAGTCTGTGTTTCTTCACCTGAAAGGTCACGCTTCTCAGATGCTGCATTGTCAAGCAAAGCCTTCGCTTGCTCGTATGCTGACTTACGGGCTTCTTGCTGGATTTTAATAAAATCAGACATGGAAGTCTCCTAAGATAAATTGATAAGGGATACCTGTGGTGCTGACACTCAACAGACGTAGCGGTGCTGACACTCAACTACTAACTTAAGTTTAGTAAAGGAAAATAACGCACAATCAAAAAGTGGACTAGCAGAGATTCGAACTCTGGTGCTAACAAATTCCTTTACAGGTTTTACTTGTTAGACGAAACCGACCTAGCCCTAACAACACAAGACTACCAAAAAGAAAAACCCCACCAAGAAAAGGGATTAACTTGATGGGGTGTCGCTAGAAAAGGGGGTAACTAGCGAGTTTCTTTCACTTCAACAACCCGAACTTCTTTAGCTGGGGTGTCAATAGCGACAACTGCATCAGCAAACGCTTCCGCCAAATCTCTGATCTGTCCTGCTGCTGGATTACCAGCAACTTCTAGGATAGCTGTAACAATCTGTTCTTTAGTGGCCATTAGAGCATCTTTCCTTCGAGAGTGTGTTTCAACTGTTTCAATAGTAGCATGTTTACTTGTGGTTCAACGACAGTTTCTTCTACCTTGTCCACCACAGGTTCTTCAACCTTATCACCTTTAGTCATCTGCTTTATAACGTTTTGCAACAAATCCGCTTGGTCAGGTGTAAGTGAATCTTCAGTCTCTAAAGCCAGCAAAGCATCAGATAGTTTATCTACTTCAACATCACCGATAGAACGAACCTGAGCCACACTAGCTGTATAGGCTGGAAACGTAACAACGCTGACTTCGATTAAACGCACAGACTCTAAAGTTCTAATGTTGCCATCAGGAGACCAAGAATCAGACTGCACATTAAAACCAAAAGACATCTTATTGACATCTCCACGTTGCATCAAAATACTTAGATCTTTACCACGAGTAGTTGGTGCAAGATCCGCTTCAACCCTAAGACCCTTAGAATCTTCAAACAAACGCATAGTGCCAGAACGAGTAGAAGCCAACACTTCACCCGAATCGTGATTCCAAAGAAGCTTCACATCATTACGAGCCTGAAGAGTTCTCTTGAAAGCACCTGGAGCGATACGCTCAGTAAACGGCAACGGCTCACTATCACTATTAAACACAGCAGCATAACCAGAGAACGTCATCTTGTCCCCATCAGCACGAATCTCAAAGTCAACGTCAGAAACACGAGTCTCAGGTAAAGGCTTGATGCCATTAATTTTACGCAGAGAAGCCATAATTTTTTCTGCCCTAGTGTTAGCTCTCAAAACTACATCAGTCATTAAATTCCTTTGTTTATCGGATTCTCTATCAACAATACCACTTGACCAAGTAAAGCCAGCATCTCCGCCCCAAGCATCCCACATGATCCTACCGTTACTAGGGTTGTCTGTGTTATAGAAATCTTTACCTTTTTTATCTACTTCATGTCTCGAAAAGAACGAGTACATTCGTTTCACAACACTCAGAGACATAGCCCTGCCCTGCACAATGTCAGTAGCCCTACCCCAACCAATAGGAGTACCAGCACCAGTAGCCTTACCTTCTTCTTTCCAACGTAAAGCACGAGCCGCAGCTTTCTTCATGCCTTGTGTTGGTTTGTAAGTTGCTACTGCTCTCGACTCCATGTGTTCCTAAAGGCTACGCTAAAGAGTCAATCTGAGTTTGTACAGCGACAATAGCGTTTTTGATGATTTCTATGTTTGCAGTCAAGCGTTCAACTTCTTCAATGTTACCTAAAGCAGTTGCAACAGTTTTAGCTTCTTCATTATGCCAACCCTCAACGTTCAACGCTTCAAGACGAGAGTTCAAGGTTTGTAGCTTGTATTCATTCGATACATCAAATTCAGACATTATGCTGCTCCTAAAGTTGTTATTGTTCCTGAACTTCCACGATACTTCAACGCACCTGCTTCAACATAAAGAATACCGCCACCAGTAGGGTTTGATGTAGGTGTTCCAGATGCGTTAGTGATACCTATAACACCTGTACCACCACCATAAACTCCAGTAGTTGCTCCAATTTGCACGTTACGATTTGCACTAAAAGCCATGCTTGTTGAGCCATCAGATACAGATTGCATACCTAGTGCTTGCATAGAAAGTGTGCTACGAATTACACCAGTGCTTGTGATATTGCTTAATACTGTTCCTGCCGAGTTTTGCCATTCCTGTAAGTTCGCAGACTGACTAGCGACACCACGAACAGCCATTGTGACTCTAT